AGCCCCAACTCGTCAGGGGTCTCGACACAAATCAACGAAACATCAGCGCCGGCCTGTAACGCGCACTTGATCACGTCGCGCATCTCTGCCCGCATTGCTTCGTCGTACGAATGAATACAAGTTTCGGTCACTGCAATCACTCGTGTTTTTTCGTACCACGTTGTACGCACAACGGCGTAATTTTCGTTGATCAGGTCGCCCGTTGAGAAAAACAGGAGCTGTTTGTGCTCATCGTCCGACCGCTTCTTCCGTAGCTTGTCGATCCAGCTCATCACTCAGGCATAGCGTCTTGATCTTCCGGCTCAGCTGATTCTTCTGGCATGGTTTCCCGTGCCTCGGGCTCCGGCTGGTCCATCTCAATCATGCCGCCGCTTTGCGTGCCCTCCAACTCCTCCTCCACGTCGAAGTCGTCGCCCAGCACTTCACCGGCCTCCAGCTGCTCCAACAGCGTGGACTGCGTAATGGTGCCGGCCGTGTAGAGCTGCAGCAGCGCTTGGATCTCATCAGGCTCCAGACGTGCCGCCATGAAGTCACGATTAACAAAGGAGCTGCCGGCCTCAGGAATCTGCAGGTAGTCCGCGTGAAACTGCAGGCAGTTATCAATCAGGTCTTGCATCTGCTGAGCCACCACCTGCATGGTGGAGTCGCCTTGGCTGCGGTCGATCCGCTTGGATGCCGCCGTTTCGGCTGACAGCTTCTGGCCCAGAATCGCGGCTAGGCCCAGCTCATTAATTTGGCTGGCGATTTGATCCAGCCGGCGGAACTGAGCATCGAAGCTCCGACCCTGCGGCTCGATGTATTCCGCCTTGGCATCTTGCGGGAGGGCCATTGCTTCTCCAGGCCCTGCGCTGATCTCCTCGGCTGACTGGGGGAAGCCATACACCGCCAGCATCGGCACAGCCGAGATGTGCAGCTGGTTGTCGAGGTCCGACTGCACTTGGTACGCCTTGAGGTTCAGCTCGGCAATGTCAGCTAGCGGCGGCCGTGATTCGAGGATGCCCGTCCGGTTCGCATAGGCCACAGCGAACGGGATGACATCGAGACTGGTCGTCCCTTGCTCCACCACGCGGTAGTCGCCCTTCTTGTCCTTCTGGTGGATCTCGAACGCGCCAGGGGTCAACACGCGCACCTGCTCCACCAGCTTCTCGCCGTAGTCGCCCTCAGGCTGCACAACCTTCTCGAACAGTCGCAGCTGGGTCAGCTTCTGCTGCCCGTCGATGATTTCACTGCGCCACCCCAGCACATCCGGCGGCGAATAGATCGACCAATATGGCCGGCCGTTTTCACCCGCAGCCGGTGCATCGACAAGAACGCCGACGTGGCCGTAGCGGATCATTTTGCGGGCGGCTTCATACAGAAACACGTCCAGATTGTTGCCCAGCAGGTCAACATCAAACAGCTGTTCGGTAACCGTGTCGCTCACGTCCTGCAGCCGGATTGGCTTACGGGTCAACATGCCAGCAAGCAACCTTTCCAGCCTTGAGAAGTAAGGCGGCAAGGTTGAACGCATCAGGCGGGCGTCATAGCTCTCGTCCAGCTCTCTTGGTTCTTGCGGTAAGTATTTGCGGTGTTTTTTCCTGATGCCGAACGTTCCCAAACTGATCGCTTCGAGGAGTTCCCAATGGGGCTCCATGTTCACGTATGCGTTATTGGGGTCACTAACAATCGCAACGCTCGATGCACGCTGGCGACCACCTGCAAACGATGAATACACGGCCAACCCTGCCTAATGCTTTGATGTTAATCGACAGATTCACAGGCACAAGAAAGGGGCCTTGCGGCCCCGGTGCTCATACGTCCTCCTCGTCAAGGACTTCCTGCAGTAGATGCCAGGCTCTCTCGGATTTGTAAATGTGATCCGAGACAAGATGCTTGAGGCGTCGGTCTGACTCCTCCATCTCCTTGATCAGCTGTTTCAGCTGGTCGGCGATAACTCCCATGATTTGATTAGTGAGGTGCGCGGCTGTCTCCAGCCGTGTCCATAGTATGCCATACGGTATGCCACTTGTCAAGGGGCAATCAATACAGGCGGATCCCAGTCCCTCGGCCTGCCCGCGCATGCAGGATTGAGAACTCGCGGAACACCAAATAGCCCAGGGCGTCGTTCATGTGGTCGTAGCCCGCGTCCTTGTCCGGCTCGCCCTGCTCCGTGTAGCTCTGCAGCTCCAGACACTCAATCGTCCGTTTGCAGTGCGCCGCTACCTGCAGCCTGACCTCACCCTTCCCGTTCTCCAGCAGAGCCTGAACAGAAGCCACCCGATCACGGACGGGAGGATTCGATTTCGGCGACTGATTGCTGAACCCATAGGACTCAAGGATCGCGACATCGGTGCGGCTGGAATTCGTAGATCGTGCCGCTCCTGATGCGTCCGGGTAGGCCAGGATGCGACGGTCGGGAAATCGTCTGCGTATTTCTTGTGCCAGGGCGTCGGTGTCATGGGCGCCGCTGATCTCATCAATCAGCAGTAAAGAGTTGCCCAGACGCACGCCAATTACGGCGCTCATATTCCCGATGTTGAAGTCAATCCCGGCGCGTATGGGTTCGTCGCTTACATCTGGAAGATCTCGACAGATGTGCTTGTTGCGGTCGAACCGGTCGTAGACCTGGCCGGTGGTTAGGTTCGTGAACTCGCCCTGCAGATAGGCGGCGAGGAGGCTGGGGTCGTAGGACGCTTCCAGCCGGGAAATGAAGTCTGGGGGCAGATGTGGGTTGTCCGCCGAGCGCATCTTAATGAGCCTGCGGTCCTTGCGCTCCTTTGCCTCCTCAGTGCCGAACGTGTTCCACATCCAGCGGAAGCCCTCGGGGGTGGATGCTGCGGCGAACTGCCGGACGTTGCCGGCCCGAAGGCGGCCGAGGATCTTGGGGAATGCCTTGGCAGCCACGGCGGGCGGGACCGTATCCATCTCATCGGCCAGGCAAAACGACAAATTGAGTCCAATGATTCTCGTCCAGGATTCCAGGGACCGGCACAGCACCTTTGTATCTCCGCCGGGTAGGTGCAGGATCACCTCAGGCAATGGCGAGGCCCGGAAGGTATAGGGGATCTCATAGCGCTCCAGGAACGCCTCAAAGTCGTTGAGCCAGATGTCCCGAACCAGCGGCCCGGTCGGCTCCATCACGCAGCCGGTGTGGCCTTGGTTGGCCAGAGCCAGGGCGCAAGTCTTGGCGGCCAGGGCGTGGGTCTTCCCGCTGCCGTAGCCGGCGCACAGTCCCAGGATCTCGGTGTCCTGGTCGTCCACAAAGGCCAGCTGGCCGGGGTGCAGGTCGGCGCGGATGCGTTCGAGGATGTCGGCCGCCTCTTGCTGATCAGGTGGGGAGGCAAAGGCCAGGAGCGGCTCCGATTCGGTCAGCCCGTGCAGGAGCGAGACCATCAGAGGTCAAAGCGCAAAAGCTTCGCCTGGGTCTCCAGGGCCTTTATGGCAGTTTGCAAATTGTCCTCACGGCCGGCCTTCTGCTCGTATTTAACAAGGCGGGCAATGGCAGCGGCCAACCATTGAGGCCGTTCGATGTCCGAGTCCTGCTGAATTAACTCACGGGCTCGTTGGATGTAGATGTCTGCCGTCCGATCACTGACCTCCCATTTTTCCGCCGCGTATTGAAGGATTTCAAAGCGGGAATAGGACTTAACAAGAAGCCCGTAAACCTCACGAACTCGCGAGGTCATTTCTGCATTGGTG